ATCATATCTCATAGGAGTATTAGGATTAGTATAACCCCTCAAAGAAGGACCTTTTGCTGGATTGACAGCACTTTGAATTGAAGTTTTATCCCCTTGGTCTTTGAGTTTACGAATATAACGCATCTTCAATGCGTCAATGTAACGCAACTCTTGAATACCCTCATTGGGTCTCTTTAAGTCGATTACTTTATGATAGTAGAGTCTACCATCAACGTACCAGTTGCGATATATCTCGTGTGCCTTTCTATCAAAATCTAAAAGTTCAAGGATTAACTTGAATTCTTTTCGGATAATCTTTTTTATACCTTCGCTTGCATTAAGGTTTGACAGTTCAATCTGTACAGGACTGTCATATGTATCAGAAACAATTGCTTCATTTACAACATCTTCGATAGCACTATCCACTTCTGGGTGTAGTGACATCTCTCGATATCTACGAATGAGTTCTGACTCATTCTTGTAGACTCCTTCCAAGTCTAAATATGAACCATAAAATCCAGCGCCTGAAGAGGCATAATAATCAACCCCGTCCGCTTCATTGGGCGGTACGGGGGACTGATTATTAGTGGGGTCATTATCCCCCTCAATTGAAAAACCAAATAATCTAGATGCCATTATTCCAGTAGAGCAGTAGTCTTCTTACTGCTCTATTTATAGAATCAAATTAAGCGATGATTTGACCAGTCTCGTCACCTTCTCCAGCGGACCAATACTGGACCTGGAATTCAACGGTGAATTCTTCAATGGTGTCGCCAGTGTCGTATGACAGGTCTATCTGTGATACGTTTGTTGGGAACACATCGAAGAAGCGATATGATCTCAGCGGTGGTGCATAAATGTTTCCACCTGCATTTGCAGGGTCAGTTGAGTCACTGATTACTGAGAATCTACCAGCGTTATAACCACGACCTAATTGACGAACATATGCGTCTGCCATATATGATGTTGGCTTAGTCGCACCAGAAGCGTTGTCGAGCTTACTGATTGCGTTCATCCAACCTTCAAACTGAGATCTCAGTAGGAAGTCTTCATCATTGATGATGGTTATGGTCCAGGTATCAAAGGTACGGTCTCCCGCAACTTTGAGGGTTCTTCCTCTAAAAGGTACATCGATAGGAGCGATGTTTGATGCAGGCAGTGCTGCAGACTTACACATGAAACGGAATGTTTCTTGTTCAGTTGCTCCCCATAGTGCACCGTTCTCAGAGTTAAGAGCAGCAGCAGGGAATGCTGGGAAGTCTACTTCAAACAGGTTAGGGCGAGCGCCGCCTCCCTGAAGTCTAGACTTAAAGTTTGAGATAGTTCTTAATGCCATTGTGGGTTCCTCTTGGTGATTTTATTATATGTATTAAGATCAGACGCGACCTGCGACTTCATGGAAACTAATTCCAGTTCTAGTAGCAACAAATGTCAATTCGACATAGTTGATGGACTTGGATGGTTTCAGGAAGATGTCAGCTCTAAACTCATTGTTGTCAATGATGTCAGGAGTGTTGTTTGATTCGTCACAAATTACCCGGAAGTCAATAAGTCCTCTCTTAGATTGGATATCACGAAGGAATGGTTCAGTGATGTTCACAAAGTTTGCTCTCGTGATCTCATCATTGAATTCAAAAAGTTGAGCATCTGCTGCTCTCTTCAGTGATTGTTCGATAAAGAGGAAGAGGCGACGGACGTTGATTCTATCAAACGCGGATGCATATGCTAGACCAGTCTTATCACCAAAGAGTACAACACCTGTTCCAGGTTGGTTGATGACAGGGTTGATTCTGTTTTGATACAAGAGATCACGCTCTGCCTTGGTTGGGTTGTATGCCAACTTAACAGAGTTCAGCAGTATACCACGCTGGAGACCAGCAGGTGAGAACCAAGGGAATGAATCTCTGGTTGTTCTTGCCATCAGACCTGCGATATCAGCGTTACCTGGGATGTAACGGAAGACATCGTTAAAGCGGTCATAGACATACTTGTATGCTGAGTCAAATACAACATAAGATGAGGAGGAGATTGGCGAGAAGAAGTCAATGACATTCGCTGTCTGAGTTGTCGAGTTGCTGATGTTAACAACGTCAGTTCTTTCAGGTGAGACAACACCAACACAATCTTGTCTGGTTTCGCAGATAGTGATGATCTTGTTTGCTTTTGCCTGTGATGCTTCCCTAGATCCGAGTCCAGGACCCATGATCAAGAAGTCAATGGCAGTCTCAGAGTCATCAAGGAACTTGTCGTATGCTGCAGTTGTATCTCCGAGGTCAACTGTATATGAACCAGATGCCTCAGGATCTTCATTACCATCGTAGTTCTTACCACCAAGCAGGGAATAAGTTACGTTGCCAAGTGAGGAGTATGTAACGCCTTGTGCGTTCTGTCCCCACAGACCTTGACTGGTTGTAAGAGCAGTAAATCCACTGCTGTATCCCGTTGCGGTTGGAGTGGTGCCATGGAAAGAATCATCTGCCTGAGACACATTGTATCCAGCAAAGAGAATCTCAGAGCGATTAGCAAGGAAGGTCTTGTAGTAGATTCTAGTTGGAGAGTTGACGCTTGATACTGCGTCCTTCGCCTTAGACAGGAAGAGGTGCTTCTCAAGAATAGTTGCCTGGTTACCTGTGACTGTTCCGTCATCATCAACAACAACGACATGCATAGCATCACCTTTACCACTTCTGTTAAGTGAGAATGCGTTAGTTACAGGTCTTGGTGCGATAGTCTTCCAGAAGATCGTAGCGTTATCAAGTCCAAGAGTTTGTTGCTCATACCAGTCAAGTGAGGTTACAATAGATGATGCGGGAACGTCGGTGCCAGCACCTTCAGTTTTTGCAATACCAGCAGCAGTGATAAACGTAACAGTCTGTCCAGCAAGGACGGAAGTTGTTGAGTTACCCTTAGCATAGACAATTGCAGTCTCCGTACCTGCGGTAGAGACTCTTGACGTTACCTTAACGTCAACGGTTGATTCGCCACTTGAGTCTGTAGTAAAACCAACAACGATACCCTTCAGGTAACCATCGAAGGTTGATACCGTACCAGATCCAGGCAGGCTGCTAGTGATTCCTACAGAGAATCCAAGACCAACTTGTACACCTAGTCTTCCAAGATCGGATGTAGTAATGCCGACTGTTTGGTCTGCAAGATCATCAATCTGACAAACTTTAGCGTTATTCAACCAAGAACCTGGGTTCTTACCAGCATATACAAAATTATTTGCTGAAGAATATGACTCATTATAGTCATCAAAGTTTTTGATTAACAGCGTGGTTGTTGATGCAATACCAACACCAGCGTTTGCGTTCTTCAGTGAGGAGCCGCTCATGCGGACAATCCTCATTGAACCACCGTATGCGAGGTATGATGATGCACTCATCCAATACTCAAAGTGATTATCTGCACTCGAGGGTTCGCCAAAAACTTGTAGCAGTCCCGCTTCATCTTCAATAAAGACTGGTTCCTCTACAGGTCCCTGTGCAAATGGAGCAGCGAAACCACCAATCGATGGGTTCACATTATCAGATCTTCCTACTGTTAAATCAACTTCTCTGATCCTTACACCAGGAGATAATTGTGGAGTCGCCATGTTGTGTTTCTCCGTGTCCTAAAAATTAACTAAAACTATTTATTGTTTAGGATCTTTAGAACGGGGAAACAATGCATGAACAACCTACCAGTCAGGATACTCCCACTCCGGTATCTTTTTTTTCTTCTTCTTAGTCTTCTTGACTCTATTTATTGTACACTCTTTACACTCATACGAATAAGAGGATGCTAACTCATATTTATTTTTACGTGTCTTATAAAAACCATCAATCAGGTCTTTAGTAACACCACAAGTTCTACACGTCCTCTCAGTAAGAAATAAATGATTTACCCCATACTGTTCGTCAAGTTCCATCAATTATACTCCCACATATGTGTTAGGTCCCCATACTCACCAACTGATGCTTTAGACCAACGGTCACCATCAGCATCAACAAAACTATTATCTTCTAAACCATCAGATATAAAACCAAACGGTGCCATATCCTGTTCTATTTGATTCTTTTGCTCATCATAGATTCTCTTACGAACATCTTGGTCAGTCAGTTCTTTAAAATAGTCTTGTGCTACCAACCAAGAATAGATAACCAGACACATTGCCAAGTCATCATTACATCCTTCCTCTGCTTGAAATGAGTTATTCTTTTGAATGAATGTTGTCAACTCAGCAATGATATCATAATCATGCAGGATTAATTTATCCTCCTCAAGTATTGCCTTGAGGTTAAGTGCTCCAACCTTCTTAACTGTTTTGGACATTTTGACACCAAGTTGTGTCTTTTTACCAGAGAATCCCTGACCTACAACTTGTCCAGCACGTCCTCTCATTGAGCACATCAAAATGTTTTGATACTCCAAATCATACTGCATAATAGCAGCAACTTGGTCGCCAACATCATTTACTTCACATAAAACAAACGCATTATTATAACCTTTGGCAACATCATAGATGATGTTAGGGAACATCATTGGTTTGATTTCATTATTACGATACTTGGCAACAACCTTATGTGGGAATGTTGTGATATCAAACACAACAAATGCAGAGTAGTCATTGCCTACTCCACGCGCAACGTCAACAGTACAGATATAATCATGATCAGGTTCTGGTTCTTCGTAGACATCCAGACCTCCACCTTGCGTTAATGGATTATCATATACTAATGATCTTAATTTACTTGGGTTGATAAGTGTATTAACAGAACCAAGGAACTCACACTCAAACTCAACATTAAACTGTTGATCTGAGGTATTAGCAATGGTCTGTCTCTTCCACTCTGCATCTCTACCAGGAACCTCAGACCAATGAACCTCAGTTGGAATATATTCATTATCATTCTTCTCAGCATCGTGCCACATTCGGTAGAAATGATTCATACCGTGAGGCGTTGAAACAATGATTACCTTTGTGCTTTTACCAGAAGTAATAGTAGGATAAACAGAGGCAAAGAACAAATCAGCAATGTGATTTGGGACGAACGCAAACTCGTCGAGAAAGAGGATGTTGAACGACATACCTCGGACAGCAGATGCAGATGTAGATGCTGCCAAAATTTTACTGCCATTTTCTAACTCGATGTTACCTTTGTTCCATACCAGAATACCCTGTTGCATCCACTTTGGCAAGTTCTCGTATGCTATGGCTAACCTTGCTAATAATTCTCTAGCAGTGGATGCTTTGTTTGCTAGGATACCAATATTTACACTATCATTAAAAATAGCATAATGCAATAGATAAGATATCACAGTTGTAGACTTACCAGTCTGCCGTGGCATCTTACAGATATTAAATCTATTATTATGAAAGTTAGTAATTAACTTCTCTTGAAAATGATATGGATGAAACTGGGTAAGACCCTCATCCAAAGAAACAATTTTAATATAATTGTTTGCAAAGTAAACTGGGTCATCTTTACATTTAATAAACTCCTCAATTTGCTCATAATTGAACTCAATTGGAGTATTCGCTTTTTTTAGATTGGGATTACCCAGATACTGTTCAGTCATGAATCAAAGTATCCTGAATCTTCTTTGCCATTACTTTATCCCAATCTTTAATTTTAGTCAACAAGCGTACCATGTTCCCTCCTAATTTCTCTTAGTTTTTCTAAGTTCATATCCTTAGTGCCTCCATCATAGGCATGAGCATAACCTTCTTCAATCATTTGTTCGTTGAGCGACACTGACTCGTCCCCAATGTATAACCACCCCAGAAGACGACCATATTTACCGACGCCGCCAACAAGTTCAGTCCTAACAGACAACTCATCATCACCAGCGATAGTCGATTCCAGTTTC